GTAGAAGAAGTAGTTGCAGTTCCAGATGAAAAAAAAGAAAAAGAAAAATGATATTTTTTAATTTATTATTTAACCTTTATAAATCTGTTTAAAAAAATTTAAATAATAAAAATGCTGTATACTATTTAAATAATTAATTAACATTGGTTCTATAGTACTAGGAAGTGTAATAAATCTATCTCCTACCGACATAGAAGAAGTTACGTTTTGATTAAAACCTACTGGATCAATATCTCTAGATAATCTTTCTTGAGTATTACCTATAAAAGTATCTAATTGAGCAGTAAAATCAGTTCCTGTATTTTCAGCCCACGTTTGTATATCAGTCTTTAGACTGCTGTATGTCATTGGCATTTTTATTTTCCTCTACTTTAAATTTACTCCATACATGTCCTCTAAAAGCATAAGTTCCATAATGCGTTAAAGGACTTTGCACATCGGCATAAATTTTTCCTCCTATCTTTTGCCATAAACGACAAAAAGCATAGTCTTCTGATAAATATCTATTACTTTTTTCATCAATAATACAGTCAAAAAGTGCGTAACAATTATCACTTGAAAACCTATCATTATTTATAATTTGATCGCTAGTATATTTAAGATTAGGATAAGCTTCTATCATTTTATAAAAAACTTCTTTTTTAATACACATAAATCCAGTTGCTGCATCTAATACTTCAGCAAATCCATTTTCTACTCTAATATTTAATGGATTTGATAAATTAAGATTATATCCTAAAGCTTTTTGTTCTAAATTATCAAATTGTCCTTTTTCTGCAAAAGATTTTACAGAATCCCAATCTACAGATTTTCTAGGATATATTCCACACGCTACATCGTGTCCTGAATTTAATAATTTCCATACCGCTTCTCCATTAAATCCTATATCACTATCTATAAACATTAAATGAGTAAAACGATCAGGTTCTTTTTTATCTAAATCTAAAAACTGAGTAACTAAAGTATTTCTAGCACGAGTAATTAAACTTTCATTACCCATAGTATTTAAATGTACTTGAAATTTATGTTTATTAGCTACAGAGATAGTATTTAAAATACCATGCAAATAAGCTTCTGTTAATTGACCGCCATAACAAGGTGTTGCGATCATTACACCTAATTTTTTATTTTCCATTATGTTACTACTGTAACATTTCCTACACTACTTGATAACAAATTTGTGCTAGCTTGTGCTACACCTACTGCTAATATAGCTCCTGATGTATTAGGGTATAAAGTTTGAATTTGATCAGGAACACCTCCTATTTGTGAATTAGGAACTTGTGGTCTAGCATTTTGTAAAGATTGAGCGTCAGTAAAATAAGTTAAATCTAATTGAGGTTGTTTAGGTTCATATTCTGAAGTATGAACTAACATACCCGTCCATTCAAATCTCATTTCGTTATAAGGAAACTCTAATCCAGAACGATCTGATATAACTAAAGCATTTTTTCCACTTGAAAATTTAGCAGAAGGTGCTCTATGAGGTCGTTTTGATCTATCTGCAGTAATTGCCATAATTAACTATAATAAGATGTTGACGGTAATATTCTAGTAGAAGGAGTATCATCTCCTGCGATTAATCTTTGATAAGCTTGTTCATAATCAGCTTGTAATTCAGCTCTTTGTGCTTGTTGTATTCCAGGTCTTTTTTTAGATAAGAAATAAGCAAGTCCTGCACACATTGCTTCGTAAGCTCTAAAAGGAACATCTAAATCTTGTTGCACTCCATTTACAGTAGATGCAGTTACATCTTGTATTCTTCTTAATCTATAATAATTGATAGTGTAACTTTGATCAGGTGTTGGATATATTTTTAAAACAGGTGTTTCTAATCTTTGTAAATAAAATTGAGTAGGTCTAGACTGTTGACTTTTATTTGAGATAGCAGCATAATCATTTAATCCTAAACGTGTCATTGAATATTCAGTACCATCAATTAAAACATTAGCATTTATAATATCAACTAAATCAGTTGGTAAATTATATTGATTAGTTCCTTGAGTTATACTTAATTGAACTAATTCAATAGTCCATTGATTGTAACCACGATTGGCCCAATCACTAAACATAATATTTAAACTACGTCTAGCAGAACGCACATCATAACCTAATATAGGATCACCTCCTATACGATCATATGCTTCCTGTATAACATCGTTTACAGTTAAATTAAATGTCGCTGTACCCGAAGTAGCCATTATGCAAAGAAACAAGTTACAGCACTTGCACCATTTGCAGAAATATTAACTTTTAAATTAGTACCAAATTTTACACCTTCATCTGGTAAACTTATGTTAATAGGTCCACTATCTGCACCCGCACCTGTTGATACAACAAATTTAGTAGTAGCATCA